CGCGACCGGCCGCGACTGGCGCAATGACGGTGCGTGGATATGCAGCGAATTGATTGCGCGGGCCGGGGAGCTGTCGACGATTCTCAGATTCCTTTATATCGAAGCGAATAAGATCAATCCCGGCACGTGCGCGGCGGTTTACTCAGCCATTGGGTCGAAGTGGGAATGCTTCGGATCGTAACCATATCTCGTATGTAGCAGCCTCGCCCGCCATACCTGTGGCCGCTTTTCTTTTGCCGTCATCCGTGCATCAATTCGTCCCCACATTGTCCGGGGAAAGTTCAATGCGATGGAACCGTCCAAGCGACGACGATTGGTGGGACGCGGTGATAGACGCCGCCGTCATCGCCGGATTGTCGCCAGCTCAAGTTTTCTCTCCACGCCGAGATCGTGTTTTAGTTCAAGCTCGCTGGCGTGCATGGCGCGCGCTCGAACAGCGCGGGTTTTCCGTCCATGGCATCGCCTACATCGCCGGATACGACCACACAACAGTCAGGCATGGGCTGGAGCGGTTGAAGAAGCTGGAGGGGCAACATGCGCTGGTCGGATGAACGCAAACAGGAATTGATCGAGCGATGGACCGCGCAACGCAAGCCGTCCATGACGCGCATCGCCAGGGCAATGGGAACGACACGCGGAGCCATCGCCGGGGCGTCAATGCGATTGGGGCTGAATTTCCCGCACGGTGAAAACAAACCGCTCGATGCAGATCACCCAGCCGCCGTTGAAGGCCGCACGCTGTTCACGCATTGGGTTCATGGTCCCGACGATATGGTGCTGAAGCCGGGAAGCTACCAACGCAAGCTTGGCAGTGTTGTGACAAAGGGAAAATGGAAAAGCTTCCCGATCTATTCGCTCACACTCGAAGAACGCGCAACGTGTCCGCGAACGTGTGAGCAATGGGCGACGTGCTACGGCAACAATATGGGCCGCTCGAAACGCTATCGTCACGGAAAATCGTTGGAGTCGGCGATTAAGCGTGAGGTCAACAATTTGGCGCAACGTCACCCGCGCGGCTTCGTTATTCGCCTCCATGTCCTCGGAGATTTTTACTCCGTCGATTACGTCGTCATGTGGTCGCAGCTTTTGCTTGCACATCCTGCGCTGCATGTTTTCGGCTACACGCATTGGAAACGCGGCACGCCCATCGGCGATGCGGTTGCGAAACTGCGGGATGGATGGTGGAAACGATTTGCGGTGCGAACGAGTGACGGCGCGGAGGGTCAGGGACCTCGAACGGTCGTTATCGACGACAAAGGATCGCGCGGAGATTCAATAATTTGTCCTTCGCAGCTTGGCGTCGGACGGACTTGCTCGAATTGCGCTTTGTGCTGGGCTTCTGCGGCAAAGGGCAAAACCATCGCTTTCTTGCGGCACTAGCCCCGGTAAGGGCGCAGCACGCGACTCCAGTCCGGGGAAGGTCTGGATGGCGCTGCGCCCTCCCGTTCTCATCGGCGACCGCAGTAACCGATGGCGATGCGAGCCTACCGATTTTCTGTGAAAGTTCAAATTTTCCGCTTGACAGCCGAATAGGTGGCGCTACGGTGGCGCTCGTTGATTTCCGGGGAAAGAAATCCGTGTCTCGCTCCACTGCCGAGCAATCCTTTCACATCGCCGTCGCCGAGTATTTGAACCTCGCGCTGCCGTCGCATACGACGTGGACGACGTTCCCGGCGGGCGGCGGTGGGCAGAGGCGCGGCCAATTCCTCAAGGCGATGGGGTTGCGCGCGGGCTGGCCGGATATTCAGATTCTCGTGCGCGACACAGCTTTCGATTCGGCTCGTCCGATGGTCAGGTTCATCGGCCTGGAGCTGAAGGCCGGCAACGGCGTCGAGAGCAAGTCGCAGAAAATCTGCCATTCTCTGATCCGCAACGCCGGGGGCATCATTTACACCGTCCGATCGCTCGAAGAAATTTACGACGCGCTCGTGAACAAAGAACATCTCAGATTGCGGGCGACGCCCGTAATGGCGAACGTGAGCCCATCGCCGCAGGATCGGGCTCAATCTCAAAGGACCGCAACATGACTACGAAATTGGTTTGTACTGTGGAACTGGATTTGCCGGAAGGACAACTCGAATCCATCGAGGCCCAGGCTCCGCTTCTGAAGTTCTGGAAAGAATTCACGCAGGCCATGCCGGATCAGGGCATTAGCGGCGCGCGCATCGATTCCCGCGTCGTCAAGTCGAAGCTAAAATCAGCGAAGGTCGACGGTCCGCTACAGGTTGAAGGCATTGCAGCGTCGCCGACGCCGGGCGGAGAGCCCGCAATGCCCGGCTTCCTCAAGCGTACCTGATCGCCATGCCGCTCCGCATCATATCGGCCGACGAACGACTGGCGAACTCGCATCTGCGGGGAAGTGTGTTCGTCGGTGGTCCGTGGAAAGTGGGCAAGACGAGCTTGCTTTTTTCACTTCCGCCAGAAGCCACACTCGCTTTGGATTTCGAGGGCGGCTTCAAGTCGGTCGAGACGTGGGGCGGCGACGTGATCGAGATTCGGGATTTCGTCGATGGGGTCGACATCGGCTGCCTTGTGGGCGGTGTCGACCCATCGTCAGGTCCGAACGATATGTTCTCGAAAGAGCATTTCGCCGCCGTCACGAAGACCTATCCCGAGATCGCGGCGAAGATGGACCAATACAAGTTCGTTTTCTTCGACAGCGTGTCGCGTCTATCGTTTGCTGCCGCCAAATTCGCCAAGCAGCAACCCGAAAGCTTCACGGACAAGGGGAAATTCGACCGCTGGGGTATGTACGGCCTGATCGCGTCGAACATGATTACCTTGCTCAATCACATGCAGCATTCCCGCAAGAATGTGATTTTCATCGGGCTTCTCGAAGACGCCGAGGATGAATTTGGTCGGCATCACTGGCGGATTCAACTTGAGGGGGCAAAGACCGCGCGGGAACTCCCTGGCATTGTCGATCAGGTGGTCACGATGCAGATATTTTCATTCGACGAGGCGACCGGCGTGTGGACGCCTGATCCGAATGGCAAGCATCGCGCCTTCGTGTGTCACCGCGCGAATCCGTGGGGCTATCCTGCCGGGACCCGCTCGGTCGGCAACGTCGACATGATCGAAGAACCCCATCTCGGGCGCCTGATCGAAAAGCTCAACGCGCCCGCCAAACTCTCACAAGCGAAAGGATAATTCCCGTGGCTTTCAATTTGAACGACGCCGAACCGCAGAAAACATTCGAGCCGATCCCAGACGGTCAATTTGCACGATTGCTCCTGCAAATGAAACCGGGCGGCTACTCCTACGCCGGTTGCGAAAAAATGGACGAGGGGCTTTTCCGCAAACCAAAAGAGGCCGATGCGGCCGTCACGATGGAATGCGAATTGACCGTCGTTAGTGGTCCATACAAGCACCGCAAATTCACTGAATACTGGACGGTGTACGGCGGCAAGCTGGACGAGAAAGGTCATTCGACCGGCTGGAACATGACCAAGACGCGCATCCGGGCGATGATCGAAAGCAACCAAAACATTCGCCCCGATGACATGGGCGCGCAGGCCGTCGCCACTCGCCAGATCAACGGATTCGCCGAGCTTCAGAATATCGAATTTTTTGCGAAAGTAGGCATCGACCCCGGCAACGAATACATCGACCAGATGACCGGCGCGACGAAGATGGGCTTCGACAAAAACAAAATCGACTACATCGTCACACCCGACAAGCCGGAATACGCCGATCTCGCAGCCGGCAAAGAAGTCGAGCCCAAGCCTAGCGGGCGCGCGCACAAACCGACAGCAGCGGCGCCGGGAGCCCCCGCAGCAAAGGGCTGGGGCGCTGACCGTCAGTCGTCATTGCCCGGCACTGCGCCCGCACAGCCCCAGGCTCAGCCGTCCGGCCCTGCACCGCAGAAGCCGTCATGGCTAAAAGGTTAGGCCATCCGAAATTCACATTTCTCGGGCTGGATCCATGCGCGATTTGCGGATTCGAGGGGCGGGGGTTCGGGTTTCGGCTCGATCTCTCGGGTTTGTATCCGCACTACGTGTTCTGCTCGATGCCATGCGTGCGTATCGGCGAGGCCATCGCCAAATCGAATGGCGGAAAGATCGAAAAGATGGCTCTGTCCGATATTGAAAACCACGCCATCGTCGATGCGAGGTTGCAGCTCTGGGAAGCGGCGCAGCGTGTGGGCATCGCCGATCACATCGAGAAGATGTCGCCTGAGCAAATCGACGATCTCGTCAAGTCTGTCGTGATCGGGTTTCAGGCGAGCATTCAGCGGGCGATGGGGCGTGGAGAAGTGCCGTTTTAGGAGCTGGCGATGGAGCGCATAATTGCAGATGTGATTCTCGGGACGGTCGTTCTGGCAATCCTTTTACTCACGTCTGAAGACGGCAAGGCGCGGCCAATCGGCGTGTACTTCGCAATCATGACGTTCGTTCTTGGATACGCCCAAATTTCCAAAATTCCGTGGTGATCGATCAATGTCTGAAACCTACCGCACACTCGACGCCACAATCTGCTTGATCCGCCCCAAAGCGATCCTCGTCGAATCCGACAATCACAAAGCCTGGATTCCGCGATCCTGCATTCACGGCGGCGACGAGCGGAGACTTGATGCGCTCGACCCCGGCGATGAGGTTGAGTTGCGGGTGTTCGAATGGCTGGTTGAGAAGGAGTGGGGATGATGGGAACAAAATTTGTCGTCGACGGGAAAGATGTCGAAGTCCAGATGTCCGCATCCGGCTTCTATTTCATGATCGATGGAATTGAGTTTGTCCATTTCGACGGAGCAGCCACCGCCGAACGAATTCGAGATTTGACGACGGGTTGGCGGGCGGGACGTGCAGTTGGCGAACGCTATGGTCGTTCCAAATTGCAGAACGAGTTTCGCAACCTGATGGATTGCCAGCCGCGATGATCGACCTAAACTCCGGCTCCGGCGCCCATCTCGGCCCGCTCACATTTTCCGACCGCGTGAACGAGATCATCGACGCGGCGTTGATCGAGCGGCGCAGACGCGAGCCTGTGCGGAATTATCTCGGGGCGTCGCAGATCGGCGAGGAATGCGCGCGGAAGCTTTGCTATTCCTATGCTCGCACGCCAGTCGATGAGGGCCGCGAACTGACGGCCCGCGCCATTCGCATTTTCGATACCGGACATGCGGGCGAAGATGCGATTGCGTTGCAGATCGGCGTCGAGGATTCCGCCGAGAGCAATTTCTTCAAATCGACGGCGATGCGATGGATGAAAGAGGCTGGGTTTCGGCTCGCTGTCAAAGACGCAGCGAGCAAACAATTTGCCTTCACGGCGCTGGGTGGAAAATTTGCCGGTCACATCGACGGCAAGATTTTATCCGGCCCGCTGATGAACGAGATTCCCTACCCAAACGTAGGCTGGGAATGCAAGACACTGAATCAGAAAAACTGGAACAAGATCAAAAAACACGGCGTTCGCGAGGCGTCGCCGCTCTATTACGGCCAGATGCAAATCTACATGGGCTATATGGAGTTGTTTGCGTTCCTGTTCACGGCGACGAACAAAAACACGCAAGAGCTTCATCACGAGCTGGTCATGTACGACGCCAAGGCGGCGCAGGCGCTATCCGATCGCGCGCTGACTGTAATCCAGTCGGTCGAGGCCGGGAATTTGCTGCCAAGATGTTCGGATCACTCTGATTATTTTGTTTGTAAATTCTGCGATTGGAAAAAACGATGCTGGGGCGAAGATGGCTGACGACATCGCCCCATGGGACCCGTTCACGTCGCCATTCATCCGCCCATCCTGGCACGACAAAATAAAGCTGGTCGCGGCACCCAAAAAAGTGCGGATATTTGGTCGCGTTCTGGTGGGAAAATGCTGCCGATGGAGCGGATGGAACAATGCCAAAAACGGCGCTGGCGGCCCCTATGGCATTGTCCGCGTCAACGGCGAGCGCATCTATCTCCACCGCTACGCCTACATGCAGTATCACGGCGTCACGCTCACACCAGATCAGGTCGTGGACCACATTTGCCGGATCAGGCTATGCTTCAATCCCTTGCATGTCGAATGCACGGATTATCTGGAAAATCATCGGCGCGGCGACTCCCCGGCGATCCTGCGTCGGCATCAATTCAAGAAACTGCCGCAGCCCGATTTGTCGGATGAGGATTTGGAGGCGTTGAAGGGATGAATACCGCCACGAAAATCTTTAGCGCCGCAATGGGCGTTCTGTGGATCGCCGTTTTTTGGAGCTGGTACGACGAGGCGATGAAGCCTGCGCCGTTGCCGCCTGGAATTTACTGCATTGACGTTCGGACGGGGACAACGAATGTGGATCAGGCTCCGGCCCTCAACAAATGCTTCGACCAAGCCGCGTCGTTCGGAGATGCGGCCATTTTGCCGGAAGGTGAAATCGACATATCGACCCCGATGGTGATCCATTCGGTCAT